CGATGGCCTTCCCTGGCGAGCTTGTACGTATACCCACAGGAAAGTTCCCGGTCCCCGTTATCAAGCGCGTCGATAGCTTCGCGATCGGTGACCAAGATATCCCCAAGCATGGGCCAGTCGCCAGTAGGAAGGGCTTCCGGTCCTTTTCGCACGTTCTGGACATGCCCCGAGTGATGCCACTTTTCGGTGTCGGGATCGAGCAGCTCATCGGGATGTCGGAGAGTAAAGGTCTTGCCCTCGAAGGAAGCGATGGTAGCTGCAGAAAAAACTTCTCCTGGATCGCGCCAGAGTTGCAGCTCCTCATCGGGCCGATAGCGTTCTCCAAGCAAACCCTCCGGGTCAGCAATCTCTCCGACTTTATAAGTCTGGAATCCGCTGCGCCCGATAACAGCGTTTCGACAAATGCGATATCCCTCAGGCGTAGCCGAAATGTTGTCACTAAGCCGTTCGTTGGCGAAGTAAGCGATGCGTCGATCAAGAGCGATGGATGTTCCAGCCACATCAATGTTCCTCGATGACAAGCGCATTGTGCGGCGCAACCTTCGCACCGCTCGAAATCGGGTCGTTCAACGAAAGCGCGTCTTTCGTTTGACGCGCAGTTTGCAGAGCGGCGGCGACAGCCACTTTCTCGGGATGGCCATGGTGCCACATCTCCGAGATATTCTTGCCGATCGTTTCCTGTGATCCGCCTGCCTTTAACGGCATTTACAGTTCTCCGCTACTGCGCCACGTAAGTCAGATAACCGTTGTATGTAGGAGTGCTCGATCCACCCGTAATCGCCGACAGAATGGTACTTGTCTTGCTCGCGAACTGGACACCCGAGCCATCCAATTTCAAAATCGAACCTGTGCTTGGAGTGAAGGCCCCGGTAAGCGTTGCACCTGCTGTGTTCGCTCCCGGAAGTGCGCCCGCTGGCGTGACACCCGTATCGAGATAGGTACACGTTCCCGAGGTAAGCGTTCCAGCACCAAGAAGAAGTTCTGCGCCGGTAGTGCGCCCGTATACGTTACAGGCCGTAGCGCCGACAAATCCCGTCGCGGTCACACTCAACGTATACGTGTCTGGTGTCGGCGAGGCGCCGGTAGCTTGACTCGTTTCTGACGAGGCCGTAGTTTCTCCGATAGCGTTTGTTCCCGTGACGCGGTAGTAATAGATCGTGTTGTGAAGAAGAGTGCCGCCAGTTGCCGCGCTTGCAATCGTGGAATTTGTTGGAACGGTATTGTCTCCCCATGCAAGTTGCAGTGTGGGAGCCGTGCCGCTCATCGATACCGTCAGATTGCAAAGGTAATTGATCTTACCCACGCTCGCAGGAATCAATTGCGTTGTCGTCGCAGTCGTGATGGCGATGGGCAGCGATACTTTTACTTTCGTGACGTCTTGGCATGGATCGCTTGTCAGCGTGTAACCGGTAACATTGACGTTGAGTTGAGCGACCTGAGCGGAAACTGGAAAGGAAAGCAGTGCGAGGGCGAGAATCAAAAAACCGAGGAAGCGACTCAATCTGTTCATTGCGTGCCTCGTGAATCGGGGTGCATATCTAGGGGAACGATAACACTGATTTCCACATCTGCGGCGTGGCCCTGAATTTTGTTTTGACAACGTATCACAAAAGCGATACGCTCTTTCCCAATGCTGCCAGAGCGAAAACTTGTCAGTTACCGCATGAATGTTAAGGTTTTAGCATTGATCGATGCCCTCTCTGCGAAGCTAGGAATGGGCAAAACTGCGGTACTCTCTTTGGCCGTCAGAGCACTTGCCAAACGGGAGAGAAACAACGATGTAAGTCCAAAGGAGATCAAATGAAACGCCGTAACTTCTTCATCATCCTCGCAGTTGCAGGGCTTCTTGTGTTCGGGGGAATCGTACTGTTCGGCCAGGATAAGGCCGTTCCCACATACCCGGAATCCTCGAAAGTGAAAATCCTCCAGATTCAATTGAAACAAACCAATCTGCGCGCGGAGTATATACAGATTCAAGCGCGCATGAAAGAGATTGAGGCGCAGTTCCCGCGAACGCTAGAGGAACTCCAGGACGCCCAGGACGAAGCGTACAAACTCGCCAAGGTCGATAAGAAGGAATTCACGATCGACCTGCAAAAACTGGAATTCGTCGCCATGCCCAAACCCCCGGAAAAGACTGAAGAGAAGAAGTAATGAAGAGACTCTATTGGATGGCCGCGGTTCTCGCGGCCGTCATAGTTCTTACTGCGTTCGCTGAAACGGCACCGGAGCCTTATGGTTGGGCAGTCGTTTACAAAGGCCAGGTCTGCAATAAAAACCCAACCATCGGCATTTTCGTGGCGACACCTACCATCACTAGCTCAGGAACGTACATTGCCCAGCCTTGCATTTATGGCTACGTGGAAGGAACCATCACGGAATGGTTCATGACAGAGCAGGCTGCCATGGACCGTGTGAATGGGAAGAGTATCCTTTTCGGTGAAACTCTTGTCGCATGTCCAAACTGTTCCAATGCGATGGGCGCCGACCAACTCATTGGCGTTTTCCATGCGGAACGGCTCGCGTTGCACCAGGTCCAAGTTGGAAGCCACAAGGAATCCGTCCAGCGAATGGATGAGATCGACGTGCCCACGATGGAGTGGAAACCATGAGCATCAAGTTAAAGCTCGGCAACACCGAAGTGGAAGGACAAGTCGTTGCTTTCAAACCTGTCTCCGAGCCCTGGTCGGAATATCTCTTGCCTGATGGCTCGGTGCTGCACTACCGAGCTACGGTCACGCGCCTCATCAAAACATCGAACAAGAATGACGATGGCACGGACCAGTACATCGCACAAGGGCAACCCCAGTTCACCGTCGATGAAGCGCCAACCAAACCTACAGTGAATTGATTGCCCGTGGGGGCAGTGGCCGCAAGGAGAGTGTATTATGGACACAAAGTTTCCGTACTACCGGAGACGGCAGGTCACGGATTTCAGGCTGCATCAAATTCATCATCACCACAGAAGTAGAGACAAACACAAAATGATTACCGGAACAGTACCAGGAGCAACAAGCGCGTTTCAAGTCACCATGGTCCCCGCATCGAACTTTGTGCCGCTGCAAAGCGGCCCAGTCGTAACGGTGGACAATCCCAAGGTCACACTCAGCGCACTCGATGCCAACAATAAATTCACCGCAACGGTTGACCCGTCCGAAACCCCAGGCGATTCCTACAACCTCACCATTAATGGCGTGAATGGAGCCGGCGTGGAGATTCAGCACGTCTTCAACATTCCGATCATTACTCCTCCGGCGCAGCAAGTCACGGACTTTGGTCTGGGATCAAATTTCGTAGGGTCCTTTCTAGTCCTGCGAAAAGAGAGGGGAGGCTGGCCACCCGACTCGGCTGGCCTCCTATTTTATGCCTGTCCCTACTGCAATTCCCCGTTTCGAGTGCTGATCACGAGCCACATCGACATACAGGCTGCTGTTCTAGTCATCTGCCAGCACTGCGGCAAAATTGCAAAATTGGAGAATGACGCACTGAGTCTGATGCCCGCGGAAGAACAAGAGACAATCAAACAAACTCTGGCTTACAAGTTGTTCATTGAACCCGCCCAAGATATCGCTTACAGATTCCGGATGGCGCAAAAAGCGAGATGGAATTGAAAGACCCCTACTTAATTACTTCAAACGCTGCTCCGGTGACGCGCAGTAAAAACGCCAGTAATCCGCACGCAAATGCCAGCCTCCCGATTTCCACCAGTTTCGGGTTGGCACTCAGCGCGTACATAAGAACTCCCACCAAGGCAACGAGTAGACTCAAATAAATAATCATGGGTTCCTCCAATACCTGTAGAGTAGTAGTGATTGAGCTTTCTTCGCTGTACAAAAGAGCACACTAAGAATCAAGCCGCTTTCCTCATCCCGGCCAGTTCCACTTTCGCAATTGGAAGCATTTAGGCCGCAATTCTATAACCGCCTAGACGTTGAAACGCTGCACGGGTCATATATTGAATTCGACCTGCACGGTAAGTGCGGCATGGCCAGCGAATTACATCTAGACTTATCAATGGGAGCATCGAACAACGGCAATTCGGAAAATTTCCCGCCACACCTTTTCCTAATGTTGATTTCTCACCAATAAGTGCTTCTGGCTGTGGGGGATCATCCCATCGCATTAGAACCTTATTCAGATTTCTATGCGAAGGCCGCACGCGACTATCTTCCGATGTGACCCATTGTGCCCATTCAACCCCCAAATCCTCACTGCGCGCCTGGGTCAGTGCCGTTGCCGCCTTGCTCGTTTCCGTTCGGGCGATGAGCCAGGCCCTGCTCCGCGTGATTTGCGGCACGCGCTTGCGAAGATACTCCTCGACCGCTTCGGGGCGTAGACCCTGGAGTTGCAGGCGCTGGATCTCCCCGTTCACCTGTTCGCGGATATCGCTTGGGATGGAACTGATGAGTTTGGCGTTCTCACGCACCAATTCATTGATGCGCGCCCCGATCTTAGTTTCCATCTCTGTTTGCAGGGCTTCGTAAATCTCGCGGCCCCTGCCGGCTTCGCGCGCGGCCTCGCGCCAGGACCGGGTGTTCGATACCTTGAGCTGCGTCACCATCCGGTGCGCGATATTCAGCGCCAGGCTCTCCAAGACTTCGGGACTGCGGGAGAGATTCGCAAACGCGCGCAGGATGTCATCGGGAGTGAACGAGTCAGGCAGGAAATATTTGGCCATCAATTTATTGATGAGAGCCTTATATTCCATCTCCACTCGTCGCGGAGGAGTGAAATCATACGTTTTCATGGTCTAGCGAAGTCCCCAAAGTATTTCACAGCTTCTCGAACATAGGCATCATGCGCTGCGTCTTCGGTCAAATATACACCTAGCGGTTTGGTGGATCGAAGTTCATGGATGCCCTTCTCTTTCTTCTATCCGCTGGTTGCGAATCTCATTTCCCCGCCGCCATAACTTTCGGGAATTATATAGTTAACTCCCCTGACTTACCGTGAAACTCCAATGCTTGTTGATAAGATTCGGCGGTTTCGCCTGCTCTGCTCACTGAACTAACTATAGATGCCCACGCAGCGGCAGGAATTGTCCACTGTTTTTCCTGCGGGCAGTTATTGTATTGCCAGAAAGATGTGATTTGCACGTCGCCATTCTTCGTCCTGTAGAAATAAATATCATCACGCCAATGAAAACCCTGTCGTTGTTGCTCTCTGAACTGCACCATAAAGTTGACATTAGAGATATCAACAGAGTAGGTGTCTCTCCCAATAACAAGACAACCAAATGGAGCGCCGTGGCAAAGCAGAACTTCGCTGTGCGGAAATCCGCAGCGGTGGCAGTCAGGATACTTCTTATGCCAAGGGTCTTTCTGGAATTCGGCTATCCACACAAGTACAAAAGGGTGCTGACGTAATGTTTTCAAGTCATTCATAAAACTCCTGTTTTCATGTGGAAGTTAACTATATAATTCCCTAACTTTCTCGTTCGCTGTTTTCTTCGGATAGGCTTGCAGTTCCAAGAGTGGTTTCAGCGTTTCCGCCAGCTTACTTGCAAGTTCTGTACTTTCGCACATCACAATGATCAGCGTACCAATTTGCTCCACGACAAAGGGCTTGCCTTGCATATCACAGAGTCACTCCCCCGATCTTTGCTCTCCCCACATATTTCACATTCACACGCAAACGTTTCTCTTTACGCTCCGCGCGTTGCTCCGGGCTCCAGAACTTGCGTGCGCTGATAGTTGCGGCAACGATTGAGCCCGTCACCAGTGGATTTGGAACGTACACGCCGTATTCTTTAGTTCGCGGCGGTGTCACGCGGTCCTGTAACGGTTCGAGTCCCATCATAGCAAGTTCCGCGCGCGAAGGAAGGTCACTCATCGAATCACCTCCGGCGCTTCTTTCGTAGCAAGCACCTTATCAATGAACTGTCCGACCGGGATTTTATCTATGGTACCGAAATGCTCAGGCCGGTCATAGTTGGCCAGGAACGCCTTCTGTGCTTCCGCGGCTGAGTGAAAGTCTAGCATGCACTTGTCCTCATCGTCCTCGACGAACAGCGGCGCCTTCTTGGTATGGACCACGTACACCTGGTCCGCCGTGGGATCCGGGCCCATGAAACAGTCCACATGGTCGCCATCTACACCTGTGGTCATCCGTATGTATCCGTAATCATAAGTGAGCATCACTGCCCACAACTTACCATCAGGATAGGTGCCATGCCGCATGGAGCCGGCCTGGTTCTCGATCGAGACATCAAGACCATGCCACTTCAATCGCTTGTGAAGGGCGCGCGCGTCCATGGCCTTATCTTCGGATGCCCCCTTGCTCTCTTTGCGCATGGCGCCTTCGGGAGTCATATTCTCGCCAATCGCTCCTTCCCCGGGCAGTTCGGGCTCCTCTTCGGCGCTATCGATCTCCTCATCCGTGATGTTCGTGAAGATATTAGTGTTGTCGCCGAGTTGCCGCAATTCCTTGAGTGCCGTTTTCCGGCCGATGACGCCGGAGTTGAAGGCTGCCAGGATGGGCGCGCTGGCCTTATCCACCAGGTCCGCCTTGTCCGGTTCCGTCATCACGCGGATTGACGGGAAAACCAGATCAAGGTCATCGGGCACTTCACCCCACTCGCTCATGGCGATCACAGGGTAGAGTTTGTTCATCTGCGGGTGCAGTTCCTCTTCCTGGCAGGACGCAATCGCTTCTTCATAAAGTCGTTCATCGGCATCGTTGGCCTGGCCGAGCCCGGTGATGGTGCGTCCAAAGAGCCGGGTCACAGGGATCCCGGGGTGCGCCGCGCCAGCAACGTCCATCTGGAACTGTGCGTAGACTTCCTGGATGCCGCCGAATGTGTACTGAATGGATTTCAGGTCCGCATCCTTGCCTAGCACCAGCATGGATTGGTTCGACATCATCTCGTTCTGCGCCTGCATCACCTGTTGGAAACGTTGCGTCGCGAGTGTGCTACTGCCGAGCCCAGAGAGAATCTGTGCCAGTTCCGGATTGACCTGAGCAATCAAGTTCGCGCGGAACAGCAAATTGAGTATGGCCCAGCTCGCGTTGTCGCGCTTGCGGAGCTCCTCATAGGCCACTTCCAGATACGAGATGCCCCAATACATCTGCGCCTGGAATTCCGGCGTGGGCACTTCCCCGCCGACGAATCGCAGAATGCGGCTGCAATGTACTTTGAAGGACGTGCCGGTATCAGGAGCGCGGACTTCATAAAACTGTGGCAAGCCCCAATCTTCTGGATGAGTCAAGTCCTGGGAAATCTCTCCGGTTGTCGGCACAATCCCTACCCAGCGGTCAAACGGTATCAGGCCCAGATAACTGTCCGGGTTCACGTCATCCAGATCGAGCGGCTCATCGAGATACTTCTCATGGCCTTTGATGGCGATGAGGGCCCCGCCTCCGCCATAGAGCCGCGCCCACTTGATCGCTTGGCGAACGCGCTGTGGGGTCAAGGTGCGCTGAATGGTTCTGTCGAAGACCTGGATCTCCTCTGGAGGAACGTCACATACCAGTTTCGGCCAGGCGCGCGTCATGTCGATCGCGGGGATATCCACAATGCGGCGGCACAGCCAATGGTTTCGATACAGCGTAAGCATGAGCCAGTAATTATTTGACAGGCGGACCATTTCATACGTCGTCGCTTCGGGCAGGGAAGGGGTACCGTACCCCGTGCGTGCGAGCATGTTCTGGAAGTAATCGAAGAACGCCGCGCGATTGTTGACAATGCCGTTCGGGTCGCGGGACTTCCGCTGTTTGAAGATGGCGTCTTTGGCAATGCGCTTTTTAGTTTTGGCTCTCATTGACAATGTGAATCCTGGGCCTCTCGATCAGGTTCTTGTTTGCCTGCTCCTGGTAGTGTTCGTCGAGTGTGGTCTTCGCTCGTTTCAACATCTCAAGAGCCAGTTCCTTGTCATCCAGCGTGCCGCGGACTTCACAGAGCCGGGCTGCCGGATTCCAGAGAATCAGAAGGAATGGGCCGCTTGGGGTCAGGACGTTCATGGTTACAGGTTCGTCACCGCGTAACTCACGACGGCGCCGGTCGTGGAAGCAATCACATAAATCTGATTCAGATTGTTCAACCTCATGGGAGGAGACGACGCTCCAGGGCCCAATTCCGCACCTGTGGCGGTCGTGATGCCGGCAGGACCGTAATAGATCGGGATGGTATTCGCCGCGAGCGCCGTGATGACGACCTGCACACCTTCACCAGCGACGGCGCCAGAGAATGGATTCACTGGCCCAGCAGTCGGAAGTGCCACAGCACTCGCCGTTACCGCCTGTTGCCCAGCTTTGAGAAGTGGATAATTTGGCATTTTCTTTTTCCTCTCAGTACACGAATCCTGCCTGTCCGCTAGTAGTCGCTTGCTGCTGTGCCGCGCCAATATCACGATAGTTGGCTGTCGTGCCGCGTGGGAAAGTTGCGGGGTCTGAAGTATTCAACATCAAGGCCCCTCGGTTAATCGTGCTGTTGGGCATGAAGTTGTAAGAACCCACCAGCGTAAGCGGCTCGCCGTCAGTAATAGGAATCGCGCCCACGTTTGAGGTAGTAAATCCCGTCGTGTAAAGCCCCGCCGTTCCGTTGTTGTAATGTGAATCATTGATAAAAGCCTTGCCGTTCCCGGCATCATAGAATCCGTACCTTGCGTTGCTTCCCATATAGCTATCAATAACAAAATTGGAAGCGGTGTTAGTTAAAAACTGAAGTCCATCCTGGCCGTTGGAAACCCCGGTACAGTGATAGCAAACTGTACCAATAATAAACCCCTGTGTAGTACCGTTTGTGTTGCCGGACGAAATGCAGTCAACACAATAGCTGATGACGAAAGGCGTGGCGGTGTTGGAATAGGCTTCGCAAGCAATACAGCCTCCTTCAAAGACCGCTGCGGAATTAGAGGTTGCAACACTATTGTAAAAGAAAGGAGAAGAACTTGAAGCCGTGTTGAAGTTCTTAATCAAAATACCTGAAAAGAAAGTATTAACGCTTACTAATTTAGAAGCAGTTTGAGAATTGCCGTCAAAGATAAGATGCTGATACGTTGCGGCCCCGCTGGAAACCGCCGTAGCGGTAGTTACATTTAGCTGGATTGTCGGCCTTGCGTCGGTATTTCCCAAACTGCGTGTAGTGGTGTATCCT